TCGCCTTGCTTACTTTGGTCAGGTTCAGCAGGATCCCACAGCTTGCTAAACTTGTCAGGCGGGGATTGGTCGCCAGGTTTGTTTCCGTCTGCAGGAATGGCTCCGTTAGGTGCAGTAACTGCCGAAGATGCTGGAGCAGCAGGAGCAGGATTCTGGGCAGGATTATTGCCAGGAGTTTGAGGAGCCGGAGCTTGAACTTGTTGAGCAGGCTGGCCAGCACCGAAGATCTTATCGAAGAAAGACATGATAGATTCCTGAGGGAGTTAAGATTGATCCGTGTTGATGGAAATATTCTGGGCGCCCGGATTCATTTGCGCTTCAGAACTAGCAGAAAGAGTGAGAAGATACTGGAGAGCATCCAGTTGACCACGCAGATAAGATTCTTTTTGAGCTGTTGCTAGAAGATTCTGGTAGTCCGGCTCGAAATTGTTTTTCTGAATTGAGATCTGTGCAATCTGATTCTGGAGAACTTGTTTCTGGGTGATTGTTAGAATGGAGCCGGCCAGGAATTCATCAGGTGTGAGATTCCAGGATTGAAAAGGTGAATCGTGATTAAGCGTTGCCATTGGTCATACCTCCAGTTGATCCAGACATCTGTGCTTGAGCTTGAGCTTCGGGATTTTGCATATTAGGATCGTAGCCGAATTCTTCAGGCTTAGGCATAGGAGTCTTGATTTCCATACCCTTCTGGGCAGCCAACATTGCAACTTGTTGCCAGGCTCCCATTGCTTGCTCATATGCTTGCTGCTGCGGAGATTTCTCGAAAGGAGTGAAATCTACGTTCTCGACCTTGGACAGATACGAGAAGAGCTGAGCGATGTTATACCCCTGGGAAAGAGTGGGCGAGGAAGCAATCGCCTGGAGGATCACTTTCATCGTATCAGATTTGATGACCTTATCTGCGGGGAGCAGGCCATCAGTGATCTTGAAATTGATAATTGCTTGCCGCAAAGCTACAGGATCAACATCTACAACTTGTTTGTTCGAGGGAGAGTAGATAGAAGTCGGACCCTGGTATTGGAGCATGTTGAGTTTCAACACCTCTTTCAGAGGAGTGAACACTTGAGCTTCATAAAGGAGAGCTGTGATCTGATCCTGGGAAGTAGCATTGGACATCGTGGATTCCCACTGTCCATCTGTTTTATTCCCCTTAACAAACTGGCCTTGTCGAGCTTGGTTCTGACCTTGGAGGACATTAGCAAACTGGGCGAGAGATTGAATCTCCTGCATCGCAATGCCAGCTTGATCGTCTCGGAAAGGAAACTGATAGACAGATTCACCGACAGGTTTTCCATATGCAGAGGGGCGCACAGGAATCTTAGCTGAAGGATTAGGATTGTTCATATGACCTTCTGCAATACGAGAAGGATCATAAAGAACTCGATCTGTAACTGCACGGCGCCGGCCTGCAAGAACAGAATTCATTAGCGCAGAGGTTACTTGCTGGAAAGGTAGAGCATCTTGAGCAAGAGATTTGGTTTGGTAGACAAGACCATCTTCCGAGGGGCAGCCGAAAAAGACAGGAATCTTTTCGTGGGCATTAGTTTGGCGCTCAGCGTAGATGATAACTGAGTGGTTAATGATAATCAGTTTCCAGACTTGCGGAGTGTTCGGAGCAGGAACACGCATGCCATGATCAGAGGGAATGATACGAACATATTCTGTGGAAACTTCGTAGATGCCACGATATTTGATGTGGCCAGCATTCTTTGGAGAGGTGGCAAGACCCATCCAAGAATCCCAATCATTCATACCCAGCAAAGCTGGATCAAGGAGCGCTTTACCGTTGATGAGAGGGAGGTAATAAGAGCATCCGAATTGAGCGGCACCCAGCGGATTGAGAACTGAGGGAGATTCAAAAGCAGCCGGGATATTCTCAATGATCTTGTTATCTAGCTTCGCGATGAATGCTTTCAGGGCAGTCCGCGACATAAGTTCGGTGCGACCAGCATACTCACCTTTTTCAGGAATATCATATGGGTCAACGCGAGTATCGAAATATGTATTATACGGATCCCAGCGGCGAACCTTATTACCTTCCCAGATGACTTGGCGAATGTTTGCGCCCTTGCCGCCCGGAGCCGTGGGATCAGTTTCCAGGGCAGCGGTGGTAACTTTATCCCAGCAGATTTCAATAGCTGAGAGATTGTACTTGAAACCATCCTGGAAAAAGAGTAGGAACTCTCGCACCCAAGAGCCGCGAACAGAATTCTCTTCGATAACTGCCTGCATTTGTTTTGCAGCAGAGATGAATTGAGGTGCAGAGACTACACCGAAGAGAGGATAATCGGTGAGGAAAACTGCAGCCTGATAGGCAACTGCTGCACGAACTTGTGGCTTGATGATGGGAACAGTGATGTTCTGAATCTTATTTGCATCGCCTACAAGATTAGCAAGCTGGAGTTGCGCCTGCTCTTTTGTCATATCCGCTTCACGAATATAGGCGACATCGATTAGTCGCATAGACTCGCGGATATTCCACTGCTTTTCCATTAAGGTAGGAGCAGTGCGATGGAATTGGATGAGAGACTCTTGCGAGACTTTGGAGATTGTGAAAGCTTGGGTGGCTGCCATTATTTGGTGTCCTTGGCCGGCTTGGCTCGATTTCGGGTGTCAACAAATCTAAGGATTGCTTGGATAACTGGATCCTGGTCTAATGGCTTAGAATCAGGAACAGTAAGAGAATCGATAGGAGAACGAGAGGCAGGATACATTTCTAGGGGGTTGGTAGAATTTCGACGAAACATTTGCTCAGTTCCGAATGCTTCGATTTCTCCCCCTAGGAGCCTGTAGTTTTCAAAGGCTGAAGTTTTAACTTCTGAAATCCGATCGATGGAATCTCCAAGAAGTTTCCACTGCTGATACTCAGGAGTTTTGCGTAAGGCATCCGACGGAGAATAAAGATTAGAATTAAGCGACTTAGCTATGGGAGCTGCCTTATCTCCAGCAATCTTAAACGATTCTCGGAGCGTGCTAGATGCGTTATTAACTTTTTCTGCCTCTGCTAAGAACATCGCTGGAGATCCTCCCAGCATCATATTATTCCGAGATTGGACAGCGTGCTGAAGTTCGTGCAGAATAGTAGACAGCATATCTACCGGCTTGCCTTGTGCGCCAAGTCCAATAAGATCTTTTGAGGCAGAATAAAATGCTCCACCATATCCTAGCGTGGGAGATACTTTGATATCACGAAGAGTGGGGTCTGCTTTAAATAATTCTGGATGGTCTAGAATATCTTCTAGTTTAGCACTAGAGCCCCAAGGAGCAGATAGAATCATATCCGGCCCCATAACTTGGCCTGGAGTGATATAAGTAGACGGCCTGCGCCCAATCCCAGTGTCATCTAAATCTGAGGCGTACTTAAGTCTAGCGCCTTGATCAGAAAGAAATGTACGAACAATTCCATCCACCTGAGCATTAGGACCAGCAAACATTCCAGTGGCTGCAAGTACCGCCTCATCAGATAGTCCTGCATCTAACATCTTAGTTGCTTTACGGACTTCAGACAAACTTTTAGTCATCAGCGCAGGCACAATCATCGCCTGAGTAGCGGCGATTGGATTCATAAAACTACCTACTAGTTCCCCCTGCCTACTATCTTTCTTCGTGCCAGTGATTGCAGAAAACAACTGCTCAGAGCGATCCTTTTCTCCGAAACTCTTAACCTGCCCAGCCAACTGGTCTGCTGCATCCATAAGAAAACCTGGGATATCTGTAGTGACAGATTTCACAGCTCCTCGGATTGCGCCAAGAACAAAATCCGCCGCAGATTGTGCGCGGTTTTCTGCTGTATCACGCTTTTTAGGCGGATCAGTTAGACGATTAAAAATCTCTGAGCGCTCTGCCATGAGAATTCCTTAGAGACTAGAAATCAGAAGTTTCCAACTCTGATCGGATAGGAATAGCATTGACATCCTGGATATTCAGTGTGAGCTGGGAAGCGATGTATTCTCCGTAGAGTTCGATCACCTTAGGAGCATATGTCACACAATCCAGAATACCATCCACGTTATTGGTCTTTGTTGGGTTAAAAGACTGGATCTGAGAAGTTACCTGGGCGCGGCATTCGGAAGAAAGATAGGTCTCTCCAGCAAGAAGCGCTTTGAACATATCCAGAATCCGTGCATTCTTAGATCGCTTGCCTGAGTAGATATCTACGAAATTGATACCAATAATTCCCATCTGGGCACAGATAACTCCAGACCAGTAGAGCAGGGAGTATTGATATGCGTTAGATTCTACGGCGGCCAGGGTGCAATTCCATTTGAAGCAGAGTTTAAGGGCTTCCTTAATAGTATCACCGGGGGACAGGCGACCTTCAACAATTTCTCTGCATGCAGGTTTCTCGTCCCAGATTTCAAAATAACCTAAAGTAACCGCATCGGAGTTTGCTTTGTCTCCTGATGGGTCGATGATGATGAAATTACCCTGGTGCTGGGAACCTGGGAAGTCTGATTCGTAGGGGCACTGAGGAATCTTAGATGTGTCGATCAGTAGATTGACTGAAGCATTCTCATCGTTGAGAACTTCCGCGTAGAAAACCTCAGGGCGTCCAGATTGCTGATCATTGGCGAATTCTTTTAGTAGTTGCTCTTTAGGCTGCAGATCTTCCCAGAGAGATTCTACTGTACCATCCTCTTTTTGAAGCAGGCCGCCGGCAATGAATTTAATCCAGGTAGGATTCTGTTTAATACGACGCAGAAGCGACCA